TGATCACCCTCATCATCATGTTTATCAGCCCAATCTGGAACGCCATCGCCATCCTCATCAGGCTTTTTACCACTTTCATTGTCTTCTTCGTCTTCCTCACCAACGATTCCAGAATAGGCATTTCCCTTACCAGTAGGTAATGGACCATCAGTTTCTATTCCAGGATCATCTTCACCACCATAAGAATAACCTCTCACGTTATATGGATTCTCACCCTTTTTAAGTTTTGTAATATCTACTTCCGACTCTTTAAATCCACCTCTTTCAGTTGGACCACCTTGCTTTTCTAAATCAGCGTTTCCTATTTCACCTACCGGTACATTTTGTTCAGTTACGACAACTTTATTGAAAACATCACTATAAATATCTCCTAGCTTAGCGAGATCATTGTTTTGCGTTTTAGACATACAATTATTTATACTAGAGATAAATATTTTACATGCCTCAGCAAGATAATATGTATTATATGGGTAATAAAAACTTACCTAATGTTAATTGGAAGGGTGAATATACTAAAGAACAGGTAAAATCGCTTTCTAAAGCTCATAAAAATATTTTATATTTCGCAGAGAATTTTTTCTATATTGTCAATTTAGATAGAGGTCGTGAAAAGATTGAGTTATACAAGGCGCAAAAAAGGGCTCTTAGAAAGATGAGAGACAATAGATTCTTTATTCAATTGGCTTCTCGTCAGATAGGTAAATCGACTATGATGACCATTTATATTCTCTGGCAGGCTATTTTTAATAGTGATCAAAGGATATTATTAGTAGCTAACAAAGAGGCTACAGCAATAGAAATCTTTCAACGTATTAGAATGGCTTATGAGGAACTACCCAACTGGTTAAAATCACCAGTAAAGGAATATGCTAAGACATCTATGACGTTAGAGAATGGGTCACGTATTGGTATTACAACTACAACCGGTACGGCCGCTCGTGGTCAATCCGTTAACTGTCTTGTTATCGATGAGATGGCTTTTATTGAACCTCACTTAGTAGAAGAGTTTTGGAAGTCAGTCTTCCCTGTTATTACCTCTTCTAAAAAGTCTAAAGTCTTTGTCTGCTCAACTGCAAACGGTACTGATAATCTCTTTTATAAGTTATATTCTGGTGCTGAATCTGGTGAAAATGGCTGGGCTTACGATAGGATCTTATGGGACGAAGTACCAGGAAGAGATGAAATATGGGCAAACAACACTAAGCAAGCAATTGGTTCTCGTGAGGCTTGGCTACAGGAATTTTGCTGCGAGTTTATAAATTCTGGTGAATCATCTATCGATGATGAATTATTCGAAAAGATGCAGCTGCAGGTTTGTGAACCAAAAATAGTTTTAGATGAAGGTCATTATAAAATTTGGGAAGAAGCGGATCCCTCAAGAGTATATGCTGCAGGGGTAGATACAGCAGAAGGTGTAGGTGTTGATGCTTCTGTGGTTCAAATATTCGATATTACTGATTTAAGAGATATTAGACAGGTAGCTTGCTATACTAATAATAAGATACCCCCAGCAGAATATACTAATAAAGTATATTCAATATTACGTAACTACGGTTCACCACTCGCTTTAATTGAAAGAAATGGTCCTGGTGCTCAAGTTGTAGATAGACTAGCAAACGATTACGGGTACGAAAAACTAGTATCATATGGAAATGCTGCCGCTCATAGAAGGAAGGTAATGCAAGGTATGATAGCACATACAAATACTAAATATAAAGGTGTTCTTAATATGCGCTATTATATTAACGAGGCGCGTTCTGTTACTATTCGAGAAGAAGAAACACTTAAAGAACTAAAATCCTTTGTACGTTATCCAAATGGTACATGGAAAGCTAGACAAGGCTATCATGATGATAAAGTAATGGCCACATTATATTCTTTGTTTATCTTAGAAAAGGAAATTACGGAAAGGTTTTTTGAAATTATAGAATTTGATGATATGGGTAAACCATTAGTATTAGAACCAATGGATTTCGGTATACAATACTTCGAAGACGCAACTTCTATATATTCTGATAATGAAGTAGTAGGGTCTAATAATATGCTTCCACCAGTAGTATTTGGTATGGGTGATAATCAAGCAGAGGATGATATGGCTGAGCTAGAAATGCACGGGTTTACTCCGTTGCAGTAATAAATATACTCATGGCCAGCAATACGATGCAGCAATCTATACTTAACAAGTCAAGAGCTGATAAGTTTCTTTTAATTTTTGATGTACCTCCTATCTTAAAAGAATTCAGTAAAAAATCTAATCACGATAATAAGTCAATAGTACCAGAATCAGTACAATTTTCAATATATGGTAGTGCTGTACCAGAAATAACTGTCCCTGCTGTAGAGAATAGATACGCTGGTAATACTTTATATCTCTCATCACATTCAAAAAACTCTTATCCTCCTGTTAGTGTTAAGTTTAAAATAGATAATGAGTATAAAAACTACTGGGCTATATATAATTGGCTAAATCTACTACATGATCAAAGAGAAGGTAGATATAATGCTAGAGAAATAAATATAGATGAAAACTTTACTGACTATCAAACTAATTTAACTATAAAAGGTAAAGATGAATTTAATAATGATAGGATAAAGTTTACATATACTAAAGCTTTTCCTACTTCGATAAACGCAATAGATTATGATTATCAAAACTCTGATGAGTTAGTCTCCGGATTTACCTTTGTTTATTCACAACTTCACACTGAAATAGTAGATTTTTGAGTTTTTTGGGCCTAATTTAAATAAATAATTTTATGGCTCAAAGAACTATCACCTCACCAGGTGTTGAAATAAGAGAATCGGATTTATCTCTTATCGCACCGCAGAATATAGGTACAAATTTTTATATTACAGGATTTGCTCAGCAAGGACCTTTGGATGAAGTCTTAAGAATTACTACAAAACAGGAATTAGATCAAGTTTTTGGTACTCCTACTACTTCTGCTGAAAGATATTTTTATTACTCTATAAGTGAATTACTTAATTCACCTGGTAACATTTACGCTTCCAGACTACCTTACGGTGCAGGGAGCGGTGATGGTTTCGGAGCTAAGTACACTGCTTTAGCATATCCAGTAAGATCAGTTACTAATCCAAGCGGTGGTGGTTTGTTAAGCGCTTATGAATTAACTCTTAATTATACAAACGCCGGCCAAACAGATTCAGCTTTATCTGGAACTTCATTTTCTTTTAGAAGTAGTAACGGAACACTTAGTTCTGTAGGATTTAAAATCGGCTCTGATACTACTGCTATTTATGGAGCGAGTGTTCCTGATGTTATAATACCAATTGCATCTGGAGCAAATAAAACAACAGTCGCTACTAAAATAAGAACACAGATTGGATTAAGCGCTGCTGGTACTTTGCCAGTTGCTCACCCTATTACTTCCGGGGTAGGTACAGTTAAAATATCAGTAAGTGGATTTGTTAATGGTTCTGCATCTTCCACAGCAGGTGTAGTAGCACCATATATTGATGATGTTACTGAGTCATTTACATTTACTCCAGAATCAAGTCAAGTTGTTTCTACAAACTTAGATGTACTCTCCGGTACGTATGTATTAGGTGAGCCAACTCACTTAGAACTAACCCAAAATCAATATCTTAGCGCGTTAGAAGGCTCTGGCTTTGAATGGAAGGCGACCGCGGGATTAAAAACAGACTTTAATACAGTATCTGATCTTAGTGGAGCTGGTTTAGTTGTACTTAATAAGGCTCAAACGACTATTAATAGCCAGTTCGAAGGATACTACTTAGGTATTGCTGATAATACTAACATTAATCCTGACTCTAACTTTGATTCTATTAGAGATATTAAGACAGTTCAAGCAGCTGCTTCTTCAACAAAAAGTTTCGCAACAATACCACGCGGTGTATTACAGTTTAGTTTATCTGCAACTCCTCGAGGTACTGCCAATACTATATCAGAAGTAATGGAAAATCTCACAGATTATAACATTGATGGTAGAGAAGATGACGATGTTCTAAACATTGGAGTATTTAAACTTCGTAAATCGATTTACGCTAATGAAGCATTTAAGCTCGATTATGTTGCTGAAGAGGGTATAGTAGGATCTGCTAACTATCAAAGACAGCAACTTAATCCTACCGGTGGACCTAATAATCCATTCTTCCTTGAAACACAAGATTCAAGATCAAGAAACGTTGAACTATTAGTTAATCCATATATTTCAAATTACTTTAGAGGTACAGATGCTTTAGTAGATGGTAAGCCTATTAAGAAGTTGAGAGTTAACACTACACAGTTAGAGAGTGTTGATGTTAATACATCTGGAATTGATCCGGGTAAATTTACAGAGCTTAACACGCAGTTAGGTAAAGCAGAAAATCTTTATGCTGCTGGTTCTTTTGTTGATAATCAAATTACAGAGAAGACCTTAGGTGATGTACCTGCCAAATTAGGTAGAGCATTAGAAGGAATAAGTAACGATGAAATATATGATATTGACGTTGTTGTAGAAGGAGGTTTAGGTACTGTTTATGCAGCAGCTTCCGCTGCTCAGACAGCATACTATGATGAGTATAATTCTAATGCAAACCTAACAGCAGCAGTTAATGGACTACGTACTAGTAACGATTTAGGTAGTACTGCTGCTGAGTTAAGAAACGACTATTCTACAATCTTTAATAAGTTTGAACAGTTCTGCTCACCACCATACTTAGGAGGTGGAAGGGGTGATTGTATCTTCGTAGCAGATGTTTTACGTCATA